GTTGCCATCGAGTACGCGTACTGGTCCTCGGTATATAATCTATAGATTCGGGCGGAAATGGGCCCTTGGGTCCATTCTGCGCCCTATCTTCTTGTCTAACCTCAGTGTGCCAACGCCCAGCACCCGCTAACTTGGACTACACGCAAGCCGCACTGAGCAACGTAAGGAAGCCATCGGTTACTTAATCTGGCCTATTCTGATCCTGCGTTAATAGGGTTTAATAAGAAGATACACCTCCCCGTTCATATGAGCAAGGTTTGGTATATCTGGGAAGGTGACGGCGTATGCCGTTGTTCAAAGTGCAAAAAGCCACGCAACCTGCGTGTGAATGAATGTAGTTGTCCGGAATGGGGTGATTGAATGCCAGTAGTGAGTTTGAACCTGACCGAGCAAGCGTATCGTGCCTACATACAGGTGCCTAGAGGCCGTAGGAGCCAAGTATTCAGTGCGATCATAGAGAAGAGAGACTTGAATCAAAAGATGAGAGGAGCAGGAATCCTTGAAGACTTGGGATTTACAACAGTCGGAGAGGCAATCCTTGCCCTAACGGCCAGACTAGAGGCTTCAGCCAAGACGATTGAACAACTTCAGGAGGCTGATTGAATGAATGACCCTGAAGTAATGGAAAGAATCGCAAAGGCGTTGGAAAGAATCGCTTGGGCGTTGGAATCCGCTGACTGGAGGATCATTGAATGACGATATGTGAGAAGTGCGCAGAGGTCATCGAGGGGATGGATGATCCCACAGTCGTGATTGTATCTCTATTCACAGAACATGAGTTTGTTTGTCTCCCATGTTGGGAAGATTTCAAAGCTTTCCGTTTGAAGTTCGAAGAAGGACAGCAATCCCTCGACGAATATACACGAAAGTCCTAGACTTTAGGTCCACTTGTTCCAGTAGTGCTTGGCGATCAAGGATGCGTTGCCAGGGATGTTGAAGTAGCCAGGCGTAGGGTCGTCTGCACCCTGCTCCCAGTAATGACCTTCGCCCATGTAGAAGTCTAGGACATCTGCGGTCGCTCCTTCGTACACAAGATCTCTCTCTTCTGCTTCGCTGACGATTATCGTCCCGGTAACTGCGCCGATTGTGTAACCTGCTCCGACTGCTGCTACTGCGGTGACTGTCTTTGTGCCGGCTGCGGCTCTGGCCAGAGTGGCGGTATCTGCAGCGACTATCTTCGTCCCAGCCCATGCGCCTCGAAGGAGCCAAGGGGCAGAGTACACTATTCCTCTTTGAGTCGCTCCCAACATCCAACCACTAGTTAGACCTAGGGTGATAAGTCCCCACGCAATTCGTTCCTTCCAGTTCTTTCTGTAACTCCTGCCAGGAGGTAGGGCATATCCTACGCCGAACCTGACCAATGGATATAGCCAGGCTACCATCTAATCCACCGAGCCTTGAACGACATAGGATCGTCGAAGGCGCTCGATGTATCGAAGGTCAGTCTCTTCAGCGATGAGAGCAGGAACGACAACAGCAGTGGGTGGACTTCTGATCTGATTCCCTGGTTCTGGGGAGAGCGCACTTGAAAGATGAATCGCCCTAGTAATGTAGAGTTTCTGTCCAGCCGTTGCTGAACCCACTCCCCAACTCGAAGAACGAGTTTGATTCGGAAGGAAGGGAGATGCGCCCAGGGCGGTGACCGCCCCGTACTGGAACGACCGAGCGTTCCCGTAGTGGATGTCTTCGAGTTCGTATCCTGCTCCCACTCTGAGGACGCCCGTCCCTGCCTGTCCTCCCGTTAAGCCTGGCGCGATCCAATTTCCAGAGTTGGCTACGACGCCATCGAAGGTATCATCCGTGAGGTATTCTTGAGACAAGATGTCCCAGACCTGTAGAGCACCTTGAGCGTTCGAGGTGATGTAGTTCCAATCACATCCCTCCTGGAACATTGGATTTACACTGAAGAGGGTTGCCTGGTCGATGACGATACCCGAGAGATCGAAGTATCCTCTATGGATAGCCCAGTAAGTCGGGTTCCCATCGGTGTCCACTGCGGTCAACGCCGACCATCCTCCACCGCCGACAGTGAAGGTCGATCCATCTACGGCGATCACCGTAGGTGGGATGAACTGTCTCAAGAGTCGTTCTTTGATCTCATCCTTCTTTGCCATTACTTCTTCCTCCTGGCTGCCTTGTGGGCCATCTTCGCCAGTTTGGCGAACGATGTCCGTGGATGTTTCTTCTTGAGACGGCGGTATTCCTTCGCATATCTCTTGTTGTATGCGCTCGCCTTACGCTTCTTCTTGGCTGGTTCGTAGGCTCTCCTGGCTGTCTTCCGCACATCGCCCTTCTTCGTGCTCGAAGAGGTTAGGGATTCCCCACAGTTTGGACAGTAGTTGGGCATCAGCCCACCTCAATTGTCACTAGCCGTGGATTGGATCGCAATCGCCATCCAGTCCTTGGTGGAGAGTTTGACTATCCGGCAACGAATTCTGCAGGTCACCCGGAGTTCGTGGTCGGCTGCATAGGTCGAGGAAGCAGCGGCGACCAAGTAGAGGGAGTCATTGACGATCATCCTGGCTTCATCCAGTTTGCCGAACGAATCAGGGTAGAAGTCAGCAGCGGAACTCTCGATGAAGTTCGTGTCGTCCCACATCAAAGTCCCAGAAGCAATCAACGCATTGTCTCCTGCAGCAATGAAGTTAGTGCCTGGGTTCAGGTCGGAGAGTTGGAACTGCACAGCAGTATTCGCTGTCACCGATCCAATCAGGGTGTTGTTGTAGTGATTGTCTACTGCATCGTACCCCTGGGTAATGAAATCCACGGACTCTACAGCAATTGCTTGCTGGTCACCCACGTCAACGTAGGCTCCTAGATCCAGTGTGCTCTGGAAGTTCGCTCCTGCTGTTGCCAGGCTCACTTCTTCGGTCAGCCAAAAACTCGCAGTCTTACTCGTTGCCATCGAGTACGCGTACTGGTCCTCGGTATATAATCTATAGATTCGGGCGGAAATGGGCCCTTGGGTCCATTCTGCGC